TACTTCTAATCTGCACGATAGTATATACTATTCAAAAAACTAAGAAATTAAAATGAGTGAGTTAAGCGAAGACAGTAAATTTGAGATTAGTATAAAAACACTTATTGCTATAGGGGTAGGATTATCCACCCTTATAGGAATGTGGTTTGCCTTACAGGCAGATATAGAGGAGGCTAAAAATCTACCTGAACCAGAAATTAGTAGAACAGAGTACGACTTAAAAGACAGACTTGTAAGAGAAACTATTATGAATACTGGTAAAAAAGTAGAAGAAAACTCTGATGCCTTAAAGAAAATAGATGATAAGCTATTTGAAATAATAAGTAAATGAAAAAATTAATATTATGTGCGATATGTGTATTGGTTGCGGACTTTGTATATAGTCAAGACGTAACAGTTCTGCAAATAAATGCAGAATGGAATAAAAAGAATAACTACGATTTAAGTGACATCACAGGAGCTACTATAAAGTTTAGTTACTTAAAAGACCAACCTAAAGATATTCAGAATAAAATTATGGCTGTGCCTGTAATTGTTATTATGGATGAATCTGGTAGAGTAAGAATGCAATATGTAGCAGATATATCTCTGCAAATAAAAGCTACTCGTTTAGAAATACAGAATACTATAGATAGAATTAACAGACCTAGAAGGGCAAGTACTAACTAATGATAAGAATAAGTAAACACATATCGTATAAAGAAGCTACAAGAAGTGCTACAGCACTTAGATTAGGTATAGAAAACATTCCTAATGAGTATCAGCTTCAGAATATGGAGATGGTAGCTAAGAAAGTATTTGAACCATTAAGAGAAGCTGTAGATGCTCCTATTAAAATAAATTCATTTTTTAGATGTGAAGAACTTAATAAAGCTATTGGAGGCAGTAGTAAAAGCCAACATTGTCAAGGACGTGCTATTGATATTGACGATATTTACGGTCACGTTAGTAATGCTTTTATGTATTATTATATTAAAGATAATCTCGACTTTGACCAACTTATTTGGGAGTTTGGCACAGATGGTAGCCCTGATTGGGTTCACGTTAGTTATGTAGATGAGGACTCTAATAGAAAGAGATGTTTAAAGGCATACAGAGAAGATGGTAAAACTAAATATAAAGATATAACAAATGAGTAAAATACTAAGCAAATTATTTGGAGCTGCAGGTGGGAACATTGCAGAAAAGATTTCAGGCATAATAGACAAACATACTTTTAGCAAAGTAGAGAAAGCTCAATTTGAAAAAGAGATGGAACAAATTTGGATTGATGCAGAGGCTGACATCCAAAAGAATGTAACAGATAGATGGAAAGTAGATATGGCTAGTGATTCTTGGCTATCTAAGAATGTTAGACCTTTAGTACTTATCTTTTTAGTTGTATCTACAGTTCTTATGGTGTTTATAGATGCAGGTGTTATTTCGTTTGAAGTCAAGGCTAATTGGATTGACTTATTACAATTAGTTCTTATAACAGTCATAGGAGCTTATTTTGGGGGTCGTAGTGCAGAGAAATTTAAAAAGTAATGGCAAAGCTAACCACAAGTAATTATCGTGCTTCTAAACGCACTAAAAGACCTGGAGTTCATTCTAAGAATGCTAGTAAAGGTCAAGTTAGATTCAAAAAGAAATATAAAGGTCAAGGTAGATAAATATTTTTTTATATATTTGTTCTTGCTTATAGCTAAACTTGCACAACCTAATAAAGTTGGAAGGTGCTTGGAACAGGTATTACTTTCTTTCTTTTTTACTAGGTTTTTTCTTTCTTTTTCTTTTTACTCTTTTTCTTTTTCTTTCTTTTAATTATAATTCATATCTTAGTGTGTATGAGAAAGGTATCACGTAAAAGTCTTGTAAAGAAATTAGATGCAATATTCTCTGAATATATAAGGCTTAGAAAAGCTAATAAAAGAGGTATAGTATCTTGTTATACTTGTGGTAAAAAAGCATATTGGAAAGGTGCAGGAATGCAGAATGGACATTTTATGTCTAGAAAATCCTACTCTACAAGATGGGAGGAGCTTAACTGCCAAGTACAATGCTACTCCTGTAATGTGATGAGATATGGTGAACAATACAAGTATGGCTTAGAACTCCAAAAAGAATATGGTAAAGATTTACCAGAACAGCTTCTTATACAATCTAAACAGATAAAGAAGTTCTCTAATATAGATTTAGAGGATATGATAAATAAATACAAAGACTTAGTAGATAAAAGGAAAAAAGAATTATCTTTGTGACATAATCTGTTCTTTGCAGTTATTATCATTTTTGTTTTAGAAGGGGGAATTTATTTTCCCTCTTTTTTTTTATATGCACTTGTTTTATTAACATTTTTTAATTAACTTGCTAAAGTATTGCAATAAAGCAGTATATTAAAAACAATTATATATGACACATAAAGAAGATTTATTAAGGCTTTTAAAAGCTGAAGTAGAGCAATTAAGAAAGCACTACTACGAAAGTGATGCTAAGATCAAGAATTTAGAGAATAGCATAAAAGAGAAGGATAGTATTATAGAAAAATACGAGCTTCATATTAAACAACAAGAAGTAAGAAACGCACATTTAGAAATTAACATAGTAGACGAATATATAAAATGAAAAGTAAAATTACACACATTGAATCAAAAGGTACTTGGTCAAACACATCAGGTACTTTCAACAAGTATCAAGTATCATTAGCAAATGGTAACTCTTATAGCTTTTTAGCAAGAGGAGAATTCAAAAAGAAAGTAGGACAGGAAATAGAATACGAGGTAACAAATGAACAGTACAATACTGCAAAAATCGTATATCCTAAACCTCAAAACAATCTTAATACACAATCTGTATCTAAACCTTTAGACACACATAATAGCATATTAAGACAAGTAGCATTTAAAGGAGCTATAGAACTTGCTTCTTCTGGCAAGATAAACATTCAAGAGATAGAAGAATTTACAAATACATTTAATAAAATTTTAAAATAATAATTATGGAAATTACAGGTAGAATAAAAAAAATCAACAGTACACAAACTAGAGGAGCTAAAAACTTTAGAACAAGAACTATGTGGCTTGTAACAAATGACAAATATCCACAGACATTGCAAGTAGAATTTCTGCAAGATAAAGTTAATCTATTAGACAACTTTACTGAAGGTTCTTTTGTTAGAACAGCTATAAACCTAAGAGGTAGAGAATGGCAAAATCCACAAGGAGAGGTTAAAGTATTTAATACTATTGAAGGATGGAAGTTAGAAGATGATGTAGAACAAGTAAGTGCAACACAACAAAGTCCTGATAGAAACAACGACTTACCATTCTAAATGACTGCAGAAGAAAGAAAAAAGACCCCTGTTTATTCGGGGGTTTTAAATTATTTTCCTGATGCTATTTTAGAAGTGGCAAAAGTTTCTTATATTGGTAATAAGCAACACAATCCTAATTTACCTTTGCATTGGGATAGAAGTAAATCAGGAGATGAATTAGATGCTCTTACAAGACATTTAATAGAAGCAGGTAAGATTGATGATGATGGAATTAGGCATTCTGCTAAAGTTGCCTGGAGAGCATTAAGTAACTTACAAAAGGAAATAGAAAAAGACAAAAATTAAAATGCTAATAAACTTTGACCAACAGATTGACAAACTACAACAAATTAGGTCAGGTAAGATTATAGAAGGTTTAGCATTAGGATTCCCAGAAATAGACGAATACTTTAGATTTAAACAAGGTAACTTTTTAGTATGCTTAGGTCACGCTAATGTAGGTAAGACTACTGTGATCTTATATATGATGTTACTTTATTCACTAAAGCACAATGTTAGATGGCTAGTATTTTCAAGTGAGAATGAAGCACATAGTATTATTAGAAAGCTAATAGAATTCCTTGCAGCAAAACCAATCAATAAAATACCTGAAGAAGAATTTGAAAAGCACAAGAGCTTTGTTTTCAATCAATTTAAAATAATAGATTCTAATGAGCTTCATACCTATAAGACTTTATTAGAATTAGCAACAAGTATTAAGAAGGCTTGGAACTATCACGGATTTCTTATAGACCCTTACAATTCTTTAATGAAAGATAGAGAGATGTTAAAAGGTATTAACTCTCACGACTATGACTATGAAGCAACATCTGAAATAAGATTATTCTGCAAGACTCATAATGTATCAGTATGGTTAAATACTCACGCAGCTACAGAATCATTAAGAAAGAAACATTCTAATTCTGATGAATATGCAGGACATCCTATTCCTCCAATGGCTAGTGATGTAGAAGGTGGAGGTAAGTTTGTTAATAGAAGTGATGAATTCTTAGTGATTCATAGATATACACAACACCCTACTGATTGGATGTATAATCATATTCACGTTAGAAAAGTAAAAGACATTGATACAGGAGGTAGACCTACTCCAATAGATGACCCTATAAAACTTAAATCAATACTTAACAATGTAGGATTTCAGATTAATGGTAATAATATAATAACACCAACTCTTACAGAACAAATAAACTTACCCTTTTGAAAACACCTGTAGAATTAGCATATGAGAAACATAACCAATGGGTAGAGATAGTCGAAACCTTTGGTGGTTTAAATAGAGAAGAGTGTGAAGATTTGGTACAAACTATGTATATTCTTCTTATAAAGAATACTCAAAAAGGAATTGATTATTTATATAATGATGAGATAAACTATTATTATGTTTTTAAAATACTCAGAGGATTGTATGTAGATTTGATTAGAAAGAAAAGTAAAGTAAAACTGATTAGCTTAGAAAACATAGAACCTGTCACAGAAATAGATCATAACAATTATGATGAAATTTATAATAAGCTCCAGGATATTCTAAAAGATATGTACTGGTACGATAAAAAAGTATTTGAGATAATAGAAGATGGCACTAACATAAGTGAGCTATCAAGAAAAAGTAAGATAAGTTATTACAGCTTGTACAATACATATAAGAAAGTAAAACAGAAACTAAAAGATAATTTATGAACTATAGGAAGTTCTATGAAAAATATTACAATATGAAAGTTCCTGAAAACTGGGAAATTCATCATATTGATGCTAATAGAAAAAATAATGATATTACAAATTTAATAATGATGCCTAAAAAACTACATAGTGCATTACATAATTATGTAGGATTACTTCAAAAAAAACATATAGAAAAAATCATAGAATGGTATAAAAAAATCAAATATCCAATGAGTAATGTATATTTAGGTTACAAATTAAAAAAGGAAGTTGATAAATTAGATATATGTAATAAATTAAAAGAAAAAAATAAAAAATATATTAGTAATAAAGATAAAATTTATGATAATTATCTTATTAAACATAGATTAAAAAAAAAGATACCTGATTGGACGCCTAAAAAAAATTTAATGAATCTAAATAATTTATTACCGTATAAAACAAAAGATGAAATATATAATAAATTGAACATATACTATGAAACTAGGAAACTTAATTGAATTAATTACAACATACACAGGAATAAAATACTTAGTAGATACTTACCATAGTATAAGAGGAACTAAGTGCAACTGTGATAAAAGAAAAGATGCTTTAAATAAATTTAAAATAGATAGAAATGGAATCAGTAAAGTTTAGTCAAGAGGACTACGATAAATGGACAGAGTTTAAATCTGCCAATGGTAAAAGCATTAATAGACCAGAACAAGAATTAATTGCTAGACTGCATTCCATCTATTATAAGCATAACTATTATTTACCCTGCTCCTGTACTCCTAAAACATATATAGCGTGGATTAAACAACTTAATGATATTTACGCTAATGGGACTCAGTAAGATACATCTATACGAACAAGCAGTAGTTCAGATACTTAATATGGACACTTGGGATTTGAAATGGGCAGGTAATGGCTTTGAGCATTATGATGCTATAGGTAAGACTCCTAAGGGTCACGATTGTGTTATAGAAATGAAGTTCAGGAATAAATACTATAAAGAAAAGATGTTAGAGGTTTATAAGTATGAACAGCTAATAAGTATGGATTCCGAAATAGTAAAGCTCTACTTTGTATCTGACCCTAAAGGTAACTATCTATATTGGTTAAACTATTTAGAGATGCCAGAACCTGTAGAGATGTATTGTCCTGACACTACTATGTGGACTAAGAAACGATTACTAAAACCTGTATATCTTCTAAAAGAAGAACAAGCAAGTATTATAAATAGAGACTCGTATAATTAAATTTTGTTAATAACTTTAAAAGAGTTATATTAGCTTGTATAACTTTAAAACAAAATTATGAGTGAACCAATAAGTAATGAGATTTTTGAAACATTTAGAATCCAGGAAAGAGCAAAAGAGCAGAACAAAGCTGTAAAACTTTTAGCTGAACAAGGATATATCATCTTAGATTTAGAAGGTAATATTATTAATAGACAAACTATTAAGTTACATCAAAGTAATCGACCTAGATACGATTACAAAAGAAAACCTAAAAATGATTAATATGAATACAAAAAACAAATTAATATGCCCACATTGTGAAAAAAATATTAAACCATTTCACATAGATGATTATAATCAAAGAATGACAGCTATAAAATATAGTTGGTGGAAAAACCAGATATTTAAAATATATCATCAAGGTTTTAATAAATGGTATGTATCAAGAAGGGTAATCGCTTTCAGATACGATTTATCAATTAATACCATCAGAAAATATGATAAATTAGGAATACCTAATATGAGTCTTGGTTATACTAAAATATATAATATTGAAGAATGTGATAAATGGATGAAAGAAAATAAAATGCAATATTTTAGAATAAAAGATAAAACTAATTTAGAGCTAATCTCAGAATATTAAGATTATGAAAAAGAGACAGTATAGAAGTAATCAGGGAAGAAGTCCTGAAAAAGAAGAACAGATATTTAATGTTCTAAAAGTTGGATTTATAGGGTTAATCGTAGCTACTATTAGTTGCATAATACTTAACTAATGACATTATTCCAAAATCAAGTTTATGAAGCTAACTTTAATTATATAGGTCAAGCTCTTGTTAAGGCATATGATACTAAAAAGAAAAATAATGAATCTACTAAAGAATTATCTAATCTTATTAAATGTGTAAATGAGATGCATATGTTTGCAGTAGGTCTTAGAAACGAAGTACAAGTATTAGACTTTAAATTAAAGATAGCTGAAGGAGATAAACTAAGAGCAATAGAAAGAGCAAGAAAATCAGAAAAACTATTAGAAAATGATACAACTATTAGACGGTAAGAACTATGATCATAAAGAACTATTATCTAAGATGGATGATGATTCTTTTTATTATGGAGAACTAAACAAATTAGCTTTAAGCAGTTCTTCACTTAAATTACTATTATCAAGTCCTAAGACTTATAAGCACGTTACTCAGTATGGTAATCCTGAAACACAACCATTAAGAGATGGATGGTTATTTCATACAGCTATATTAGAACCTCACGTTTTCAATGCACAGATATTTGTAGATGTAGCAAGTAAGAATACTAAAGCATTTAAGTTAGCTAAGGAAGAACACGGTAGAGTATTCACAATGTCAGAAAAGAATAAAGCTGAAAAGTTAGCAGATGCATTCTTTAGAAATGAACACGCACTTAGAATGATTACAGACTGTGAATTTGAAGTTCCTGCAATAGGGAATGTATGTGGTTATCCATTTAGAGGTAAAGCAGATGTTCTTGGAAAAGATAGAATAGTAGATTTAAAAACTACAACAGACATAAAAGGTTTTCCTTATGCTGCAAAGAAATATGGATATGATGTTCAATGTTATTTGTACTGTTCTCTCTTTAATGTGGGATATGAGCAATTCAAATTTTTAGTAATGGACAAAGGAAGTTTAGACTTAGGTATA